TCGTTCTACGACACTTCATGGAGGGAGTTCGACGTAGCCAAGTTCAAACTCGCGGGCTGGCAGCGGCAGATCGCCACGCCGTACGCTGAACTGACTGAGCGAGAGAAGGATTCCGATCGCGAATGGGCTGATCGCGTCCTTGCCATTGTTGACGCCAACGGCGATGCGGGGCTGCCCTAGTGGCTGCCCGTGACCTCGACTCGCTCATGGAGGACGCTAACCGCGCCATGCTGGCGCTGCTGGACGATTTCAGGAAGAGCGTCCTCGTGTCGCTGGTACAGGCACAAGAGCCGTTCACCGCAACCTACCGGCAACTGCTACGTGAGGTTGACGTGCTGCTGGCCCAGACGCAGGCACAGATGACGAGGACGATGGCCGAGCATCTGGAACTGGCCGCGAACGCCGGCGACGATGCCGCGTTGGATGAGGTGCGGTCATTCATTGGTTCGGTCAACTCCTACGTGGGCGTCTCCGAGGTGCTGGTTCGCACGAGTGCAGAGTACGTTGCGGACCTCATTACCGCGATCACGAACGAGGCACGCGCCACGATCACGCGAGAAGTCCGCCTTGCCGCGCTGGGGGGCATGACGACGACGGAGTTGATTGACCGTATCGGAAAGACACTCGATAGCCCCGGTGTTTTCAAAACGCTGGCAGCTCGGGCGGAAGCTATCGCGCGGACTGAGGTTGCACGCATTCGCAACACGGCGCACTTTGAACAGGCGAAGGAACTGAGCGACAAGTACGAGGGCGTCCGCAAGGTCTGGGAGCATAGCGGGTCATCGCCCGGATTCAGCGGTCATCAGCGACGGCAGAGTCGCCCGAACCACATCAGGACGTGGCAGCGTACCAGCGAGGAACCGATCCTGGTAGCCGACGACTTCAACCTGGGCAGCGGGATCACGGCACGCTACCCGCACGATCCGCACCTGCCGGCGTCTGAGACGGTGCATTGTCGGTGCAGGGTGCGGTTGGTCGCGCCGGAACCGAAAGGCTAGCCCGTGGCCGTGATCGTGCGCGGAACGCTGATCGGTGAACCTGTTGAGTACAGGTTCGTACAAACATATCAGTGGCAGCCTGTTTGTGGTTGTATCCTGGCGTCCATTACTGAAAACAAAGTCGTGATACTCGACCGGCAACGTGGGCGTATCTGGCGTGTTCCGAGGCCGTTGGTGGGTGAGATTGAGTGCGTGTGTCGTCATGGGCATGAGCATAGATTGTCGGAAGATCAGGCCGTGATGATCGTGGCGGGGAGGGTGGCGTGATAATTGATTTAGACGAGCAATTTGGATCGACAATCGGAACCAGCCTAAGAAAGCGGTTATCCGAAGGGTATGACTGGAAACAAGACGTTGTTCCTGCCGACAGGTTCGTGAAGCGCACGCTGATAATAAACGGCAAGAAGAGGACTGTCCTGATGGGTGCTGGCATCGTCAGGACGCGAAAGCGCAAAGTCGCCTAGCGGTTGATCCTCAACCGGTGATGATCGTGGCGGGGAGGGTGGATTGAGCGGTAGCGACTTCACTGCGGATCAGTGGATCGAGATTGCCGCTAGCGAAGTACGCGGGGATCAAACGCACGTTGCGATGCTTGAGTCGAACCCGCATGCGTGGATCGGTGCGCTTACCGCGCTCAAGCGTGATCTGGAAAGCCAGTTCGCTGAGCGTGGCGCACAGTGGACTATCGCCAACTCTGGACCGCCGTGGCCGACCGAACACGAGCAGCGCGATTACTGGAAGTGGCGCAAGAACGCATCGCGGTTTACTCGGATGGTCGAGGCGAGGATTGCGTACGCTAAGACTGTTGTTGGTAGTCAGCGCAAGGCAGGCAGCGGTGAAGCGTGGCAGGAGAAGGTGAACCGACGCATCGATCGCATCGAATCAATATTGGAAATTACCCATGATGACGATGCACGACGCGGTTTCAATGATCGGCTCGCTATCATCGAACAGCATCTCGGTTTGCAACCGTTGCCGTGACGAGTTGACGTAACCGCTATCCTCGGAGTATCCTAGCCGCACAAGTCAATACACGGCACAGACGTGGCCGCCTGAGAGAGCGCCTATAGCGCCGCCACATTGGGGACGAATCCACCCCCAGTGTGACGGCGTTTTCTGTTGCTCCGAGGCGGTGCCGATGGATACCGAAGACAACACTCCAGGCGAAACCACTGACGACGAATCCATAGACGAGCCTGATGCTGTCCTCGAAGAGCATCAAGCCGGCAGCCATAACCAGAAGCGACACGGCCATCGTTTCAGCGGCCCTAGCGCCGGCAAAGGCACAAGTGGCGCTGATGCTGCTGAGTATGACAAGCGTCGGGGTGCGAACCGCGCGGGCGCACGTGGCGGCGGCGGCGGCACCCAGGCACAGCGCGTACGGTCAGCCGGCAATGCCGCCGAGGCTGCTACGCGGGCGCGGTACGTTCACGAACAAAACCCGATCACCACAAAGCATCAGGTCAGGGACATGCACAGCATGGACTCGTCTGGTGTCCACCGAAGCGTCTTTAGTAGCGATAGCAAACAAGCCGCTCTGGATCACATCAATGGCCGTGTCAAGAAGGCGCGCAAGGCTGCCGAAAAGAAGCAGGCAACGCTAGAGGCCGGGATTGACTTCGACCTCGGGGCAGGGTTTTACAACTTTGAGTCTGCGCCGGCTGCCGAGATAGCACTGGTCGAATCTGTCGAGGATGTGCCCGACACGACTACTGACACGAGCTATGACACCGGCCTACTCGAAGCCGTAGACGCCGAGGGCTGGAACTGGCGCGTACAGCTCGTCTGTGCCGGCGTCTCGCAGAACGGCAACGAATACCCACTATCGACGCTCCACGAAGCCGCACCGGTCTATACCGGCGTGCCGGTGTTCTACGGACGCGGGCCGGACCACAACCGTACCGAACGCGGCACCGACGCCGTGGCCGGCTGGATCACCGAATCCACAGCCAACCCGCGCGGCGTTGAAGGACGCTTTGAGATCAACCGTGGCAAGCCCGATGTCCGCGATTCGGTCAAGCACGCCTACGACGTAAAAGCCCGCACCGGACGCGACACGATCGGATTCAGTCACGTCATTCCCTCCGGCGGGTTTGTCTCAGAAGCGCGTAAGCCCTCTGGTCGCAAGGTCACGAAAATCACCCGCGCTGAATCGGTTGACCTGGTGATGACCCCGGCAGCCGGTGGCGCGCTCCTCTCTCCTCTCTCGGAATCCACGTCTGGGTTGCCAGACAGCGGATACGTATACGACGCCCTGAAAGAGGCAATCATGAACGTGGAACAGTTGCTCGCGAAACTGCGCGAGGGCAAGAAGCTGAGTCTCGAAGAACTCGCCGCTCTTCAGGAGGCGATGACCCCCGGCGACTTCGCAACGGCGCTTAGTGAGGCCCACAAGCCCGCTACGCCGGACCCGGTTGTCACCACACCCGTTACCCCACAGGCTGATCCGCTCGTTGAGTCCCGCCTTGCGGCGATGGAACAGCAGGTCAAACTGGCCGACGCCCGCGCGCTGCTGACAACCATGTTGGCCGAGTCGAAGCTGCCTGCCCCGCTCAAGGCGAATATCGCGATGGACTTCGACGGCAGGTTGTTTGAGGCCGGCGACCTTGAGGCGCGCATTGATCGTGACCGAAAGGCGCACGGCGAGTTGGTATCGAACAACGTCACCGGGCTGGGCGCGGTCGTCGTTACTGAAGACCAGCGTGACAAGCAGCAAAAGAACATGGACGTGTTCTTCGGGCTGCGCCACGACGGCGTACGCGGCTATCGCTCGCTGAAAGAAGCGTTCGTCAACATCACCGGGCGGTACGAGCAGTACGACGGCATGGACATGGCGCGGCTCATTCTGCGTGAGGCCATCGCGTACAACTCGCACAATCCGTATCTCATGGAGTCCGTGATCTCTAGCACCTTTGGCGAGATCATGGGCGACTCGATCACCCGCCGGATGCTGTCCGTGTTCAACGAACCACAGTGGAACACGTGGCGGCTGATCGTGGGTGAATCCAACATCACCGCCGTCAGCGACTTCCGCACCCAGCGCCGGATGCGCATGGGCGGCTACGCCGATCTGCCAACCGTGGCAGAAGGCGCGCCGTACCAGCCAC